TAGGATGTCCTCGGTCATGCCCCTGAACTGGCCGCTTTGGATGGTCAGAGCCACCGAGTACCACAGCTCAGTCACGAACTTCGAATAGTAATCCTTGCAGAGCACTCGGATGTTATCGGACACGTAACGTTCGCTGGGTTTGCCACCAAACTCCACGGTGCCGACGTGGGCGCTCCAGAGCCGCGCAAAGGCACCGACAAGGCTGCCTCGTCCAGTGGAATCGAAGAACACGTCCTCTGGTTTGATGTGCCGCTGTTCGCACTGCGCCTTCACGAAGAGGGCAATCTGGTCCTCGGGCAACTCCGGGCTGGTCGTAGTCACGGGGACGAGCAAGGTTTCGATGACGGCCAAGATTTCGCGGTCATTGGGGTCTTTACCGATCTGCAATTCACCAAATACGCACCTATCCCCGCCTACGCTGCCGTAAGCGGCATCTAGGAAACCGATGCGAGTGCGCTCGTCGCTCTTCCAGATGGGCGCTTCCATCGCTCCAAACTTGAGGCACATGGCCCGCGTGATCACCCGGCGCAGACCTTGGCCACGAGGCATGCGGCCCTCGTTCATCATGGAGTACTGGATCGAATCCATCCCGTAAAAGGCCACGTCAGATTCAATGGCTTCGCGGGTGATAAGGAATGGGTAAGGAACTGGAGCATCCTTTGGAACATCCATGTTCGGGCAATCGGAGCCCACTAACTGCACGCAGATGCCGTCCTTGAAACGAGTGGGCCAAGTCTTAGTCCCGGGCGCTTGGTCAATCCCCCCATCCCAACCGCCAAGTTCGGCAGCCGGTTCACACATTACGCCCAATGCGTCGGTGGTCTCCTTTGGGTTCCCGAGCACGATGCACTTGAATCCCTTGTTCTTGTTCAGATTTGAGATGGCATCGACATAGGCTCTTGGCATGAAAGCGCCTTCATCGGCTATAAGCAGGATGTACTTGTTCTTCACGCCGATAAATGAGGATAGGCCGACGTACTGGCCCCCACGACGACAAGCTACCCCGCAGGCTCCATTCCTAAAATCTCGACCCTCGCTATCTATAGATCGGTCGTCGGTGATGAGGCGTTGTCGGCTCTCAACGAGAATTCCAGGTAGCCCATGCATGCGGCTAGTGGCCAATTTGTGGGCCTTCTTCATCTCGCCCCACACACGCATTTCAAGCATCTCCCGCTCTGTCGAGGATACGAGGACAGTCGAGCAATCGCTGTGCGCGTAATAGAAGATCAGAGCGAAGTCAGATGCCTCGCGGGTTTTGCCACTCGAAGCAGGGCCGATTACGCCAATGATTCGGTGGTCGAGGAAGTTTTTTAAGAGCAGATCGTTCCACTTGTGCCACTCCTTTTCGGGCCAAAGTAGCTTTTGCGCTTCTTTATAGTGATAGAAATTGCCCATGCCAGCGTATTCACCATTGGGCTTCTTCCACCGGCCACCAGCTTGGATGCAGGCGATGTGACACCAGAACATGGGCGTGAGCGGTTCGAAATCCGTGTTGAACAGGACTTGGCGCTGGGGATTGGGTCTTGCCATAAGTGCTATTGGCATTGATAACTCATGCCAATGGCAAATGGCAATGGAAGCGTTCGCATAGTTGATGGGCAACTCAGTTTTTCTGGGGGTATCGACAGTGGGAAAATCCCAACGATTGCCAGCGATTCCTACCCAGAGGGACTAAAGCGCAACCAATTGGCGTGGCTCACCAACGCGACCTGTCGTGGTGGTGGCATTACCCAACGAACTGGCTGGAAACCGCTCGTGCAAAGCTTCCCTTGGCCTGGAGTATTTCAGGGCGGCTACATGTACGAGCCGCCATTCGCCAATCCTTACCTTGTGCTTTCAATTGGGGGCCACCTTTACCTCGTGCATGTAGACTCGGACAATTCGGTGCGCGACCTATCAGCTGAGTTCGGCCAGTTCAACCCGCCCGATGAGTTGCAGGCGTTCTTTGTGCAGGCCGAGGAATTTCTCGTTGTCCAAGGCGGCGACTTCGTGACGAAGCCCCTGATTTGGGACGGGGTGACTCTCCGACGCAGCAACGGGATCACCGGCAATCTCGCTGGACCAAATATCAACGAAATCCCGCCAGCGGGCCCCATGGACTATTATATGGGCCGACTCTGGTACGCCTTCGGCCGAGTCTACGCAGCGGGTGACATCGTGCAGGGCCTGAGTGGCACAGCAGCCTACAATTACCGCGATGCCGTGCTTAAAGTAACGGAATCTCCGTTATCGTTAGCGGGGGATGGCTTCATTGTCCCCGCGCAATCAGGCAACATCAGGGGCTTGAGCCATACCGCTGAACTAGATACAGCCTTGGGCCAAGGTCGCCTTTATATCGGCACCCGGCGCGATGTGTTCCGCTGCAACGTTCCCGTTACTCGAACAGATTGGATTGGCGCTGGGGCAAGCACGGGGCGGGGACCCGACAATAACCCGCTCCAAACGGTGGCGCAGATCAATTTCGGCTTCATCAATGACCGTTCGGTGGTGCGCGTCAACGGCGACCTGTTTTACCAAGCCATGGACGGAGTGCGTTCGCTCGCCTTGGCCACTCGTTTCTTCCAGCAATGGGGCAACGTCTCCATTAGCCGCAATGAGAACAGGGTTTTACGCTTCAACGACCGGAGTCTTTTACGCTTCGCCAGCGGCATTGAATTCGATAATCGCCTCTTACAAACCTGCCTGCCATTCCAAACTCCGGTCGGAATAGCCCATAAGGGCGTTATGCCGCTGGATTTTGACCTAATCACAAGCCTCGAAGAAAAATATCCTCCCGCTTGGGAGGGGATGTTGGAGCCCGTCTACGTGATGCAGATGTTCGAAGGCGACTTCGGCGGCTTGCAGCGGGGATTCGCCACCATCGTCAGCAAGGAGACGGGTTCCATTGATGTGTGGGAAATAACCACCCAAGACCGATTCGACCAGCAGATCGAAAACAACGGCAACCGTGTGACTTGGTACCTGGAAAGCCCCGCCTACAATTGGGGTGATGCCTTCTCATTAAAGCAACTCGATGGCTTGGAGCTATGGATCGACAAGCTCTTTGGCACGGTGGAGTTCGTGGTGGATTATCGCGTGGATCAGAACCCGTGTTGGATCTTCTGGCACGCTTGGAAGGAATGTAGCGCGAAAGACTGCCGGGAGGATACGGAGCCGGTCAGTTGCCCGGAATATCCGATTCAACCTTACTGCGAATCCTTCCGGGCAACGATGAATTTGCCCAAGCCTCCGGTGCGCTGCGAGACCGGCAATGGACGACCGACAAATATCGGCTACCAGTTCCAAGTTCGCGTCACGATCAAGGGCTGGTGCCGCATCCGTGGTATGTTGATCCAGGCATTCCCGAGAGACAAACGGCCATACGAAGGGATAGTGTGCTGAATTATGCCCGTCATAGCATGTCAACATAAGATAACTTGTGAATGTTCAGACGATCCGGTTCGCAACATTTCAGCGGAAGACGCGGACCAAGATCGTCACATCGGCATCTTCAACCTCATCATCCTCGACGATATGCAAACGGCTTATCAGGCATTCGCCTGCAAGACCTACTGCTACTCGGTAGTGAGCCAGGAAGAGGCCGATGACTGTGCCCGACGCGCAGCCCTGGAATGTATCGGTGAAACGCCGCCTCCAGTTGGCACATCGAATCCTCTGACGCTTTTCTACAATTCAGCGGTGACCCAGACCGTTAGCTGCCCGGATGGATCGACCTTTAGCTGGACGATTGGAGCCGGACAATTCGTGGCCGCTAATCAAGCCACAGCTAACGCCATTGCAGTGAGCGTGGCCAAGAACCGGGCAGAGCAACACCGTATCTGCATCGTCAGCACCGGCCAAGGCGGCTGTCGGGACACTCGTTACAGCGCGACGATCCAAGCGGTGGGCGGCACGGCGCTATTCTTTCCATACCTGAACGCACCATTCAGTTTCATCGGCTGCGGTCATGGAGGGCCAGTCCATTACACTTGGATGGTCATCGTTGGCTCACTGCCTCCCGGATTGGAACTGGACGAATGCACTGGAGTCATCTCTGGCACCCCAACGACTATCGGCAAGTACACGTTTACCGTACGGGCGACTGACGCG